GTAAGAGTGGTCTTCCACCGTGGCCAATCCCATGTCAAGGGTTTGGTGGAATCCCGAGGAACACACTTCTCTGTCACGTTCTGCGCAGGGTCTGACAAACCCCACTCGAGAAGCTCGGACTGGATTTATAAGACTAGGCAAGGACAATCTTCGTGCATTGGGCTCTAACCAACTTACGCCAACTTAAAAGATGGCTGGTTGTCCGGATCACCCGCCGCATGCCTTCCAGAACCAGTGCCCGGATCTTGGATTTCGGGCTGCCGATGGGCCGTAGACGTTACGCCCCGGGAACACCACGCTTTTAGAGAACATGGCCGACTGTTGGAGTTATCTGTAGGAGAACCTCGTGTTCGTCTGCACTGGGAACCAACGGTCCCAGAGCCCCATCCCCACTTAGTACGGAAGACGTGCATTCTGACAGCAGGTAAGAACCTGATAACTGCCATGGCACCGCCGCGCACTGAGGCCTCAGGTCTTGACGCCCTTTCTGCCCCTACAACGAGCCGCCCGTGGGTGAGGCGCCTCGAGGCGGATGTATATCTTCAGTCCACTTGGACCGCCGCGTATCTACCTGAGCATGAACCAGCCGAGTTGTTACAAGAATGGGACATCCGGGTCTTGAACAGGCCCCCTAAGCTAGCCATTGGTACGCATCTCTACTCTGACCAGGTTACGGATTGCCAGCGAGTCAGTTAGTTAACAGCATAGCTACTATCGGGATGCTCCTTTATAACCAAGGACAAAGGCTTCCTCATCAACCAGGTTCAATTAATAGGTCTTCATCGCCGAAGCTCAACCTAATTACCTGGCAGTAGGTATCTCTTTGTGCTGGCTCCAAGGCTGCACGCCACAGTGCCCCGAAACACCCCGTTTTACAGGGATGAGAGTGGATTGGCATGTGTCGGGGGGGGATCAAAAACACTCCTCAAACTGGTTAACGTCGACTACTGGTCGGCTGTGCCACTACATCCAATTTAAACCTTACCCCAACAAAGTTAGGGAATACAGGTGGGATGCTTGAATTGTGACCAACCAACGGAAGGATGCTGCATATTCTCCGCAAAGCGCTGCAGTTAATGCCCCTCCCGGAGACTTACCCTACGTGGCTCTAACGCCGAAGCGCAGCCGTCGGGTCGCCCCCTTTATCAGAATTACACCAACACGAACCAAAGAGACTCGATCAAAATCCGATTCCCCCCTCCCATAAGACAACGAGTCGCCCCGCGTCCCTGGTAGTAAGTCTCACGCACGCTGTTTCAAGGGAGTAAAACCCCTGACATCCGGCGCTGCAAACGACGAACCACCAACCCACATGAGCTTTCACCTATGACGCACCAGAGCATTGCGGCCCCAGTAGGTATGGCGCTCCACTGTTAACCTCCCGACAACCTTACGCACTGCTACCCCGAAGGTCAGCTTCAGGCCGTCGCTACCGCAACCCAGGGATAGACTTCCCAGGGCACCTAAGGAACAAATTTGCTCTAACCCCCCGAAGAGTAATCTGCAGAAGCCCACAGATCTGAGCATAGAGTTTAAACTGTTCACCGGACCATACCAAACTGCAACGCCCCAAGTGTGTGAGTCGGCGAGGCTTGAGAACATCAGATCCTTTCACCAACTAATCGCAACTAGTTGTGGATCGGCGATGGCCAACTCCTCAGACTCTTTCACCACACAAAGGACCTCACTAATTAAAGAGAGGCCCACCCGGGATTGTTACGACCAGAACATCCGTGCCGGTATTAAGCGCCGGAGTCCATGAACCTTGACCGAAGGAGGTGGGTTTCTGCCCTGGGATCATGCTTCTCATGAACAACACCCAGTCATAACGTCCATAAACAACTTAATCGGGTGCGTGATCAGCACATAAAGATATGTACGCATCGCGCCCGAAATAAGATGTAATGCTCCAAAAGGGGTTTTCACCGTCGGGACCATCCGTCAAGAAAAACGGCTCCCAACTGACCTGTCCTCCGCGGAACCACCTGCGGAATCTGGCCCATGTACCTCCTTCCCCTAACAAAGGGAAGTGCAGGTTACGGCAAACCTCCTCCTCAAGGAGCAACTGTTCCTCCACACCGAGCCCCCATGCTCTCTCAAAGGATAGTCGGGCTTCCAAGGTAACACCAACCGGCTTGACATCAGCCAGGGTCTCACCTTGGGCTTGAAGGATATTAATAGCCTCCAGTTGACGTCCCTCAAGGAAAGGAGTGGGATCTTGTAAGTCGGGGACATTACCAACCAGTTCCAGAGCCTTGGCAAAGTAAGCCTCTAGTACCGGTATTCCCCTCGCCAGAGCCAATTCGCAGGACGCCACACTCTTCAACACTCGCACGCCATGATTCCAGTTGTTATAATGCCGATAACTACTGAAGGCGTTGGACAGTGTTTTGAATGGGTCCCTAACCATGGTAAAACGGTTACCGTTAAAGCATGGCTTACTCTGACCGAAGACTACTTGCTCGAGTTCCGTTACCGGGTTTTCAACTGTCATCTCTTGGGCACTGACAGATTGGACCGCTGCCGCGAAGTGCTTATGTACAAAAGAAGCAACCTCGGGCTCCACAAAAATCAGAGCGTTGTCCCCGTCCACGATCTTATCCCAGCGGTAGGTTCGTCCTAACCAATCCGCTAGAATCCGACCGGCAGCGTCGACTGTACAATTCATTATCACTGAGTTGCCAAGCCCAGTATTGAAGTCGCCGCTAGCTCGGGCCCCTTCCCGGCGGAATTTAATCCCACCAGAAGTACGACCCTTCAGAACGAGTTGAACGTCCAATAATTTGTGGAAGTCAACATCCCCTTTAAACGCCGCCCTGTAGACAGAATGTTCTAGAGCTATGTCAGCAGCTGTACAATGTGCCTCAAAAGCTTTTCCGTCTACCTCGAAAACAACGCAGCCTCCGCCTACATTCCGCATCTTCCTCTCGATGAGGTCCGCCCGCTGGAAACCGTTAAGACCTTTACCAACTTGCCGGGTCGGTTCGACGCCCTTCGATTTACTACCACGAAGACTACTCCAGAGAGCCTTCTCGAATGGTTTCAACCTACTGGCCAGACATAGAGTCATCCTAGGGTTCCTCGCCATGATCATGCGAGGTTTTGAAGGCTTTACAAGTGGGTTAAACTTTTCGGCCTTGAGGAACGCATCAATGTTCTTATCCGCATAGGACAATGGCGCACCTTCCCTAAGGTAGACTCTACACTCGTCGTACCTTTTGCGAAGCCTTCCTGAATAAGACTCCACTACCCGCTCTAGAGACCACCGCGCCACATCCAAACGCCTACTAAAGTTCGCTAGACGAGCAAACTCTTCGGTTAGGTAACAGTGACCCGGACTTTCAGGCGTTGGCCCTAGAGTTCTCAAAACCAAGCTGGCCGTCTCGTTATGCACACATGCGCTGTGCACAGCGGGAGCCCAACACCCCTCCGATACTGGCACGTGAGCCCAGTACATCCTCCGCTTACCCTCGAGCCCGCAGCTAGAAGTGTCAGTGTGTACGGGCACGTGAATTTCGGCATCTGGTCTTAAAGGTAGTTTGCTGATGCGATCACTACCAACACAGATTCCGAGCCCGCAGACAAAGCCACTGTCCTAAGCCGCTGGAAGGATAAGCTGTGCCCTAGGTCGAAGCCAAAGCGCGAGGCCGCCTACAACAGGCACAAGAATGGCTGCAAACACGCCCAGGTACACATACCAAGCGATATGGATAGCCGGCATGGACAACCCAAGAACAGACCAGGCCCAGGCCCAAGCAGAGCTGATTGAATGCCCCGCGAGTTCCCAGAACCCTAGCTGTTCGAGAATCAACCACCCGGTTAAGCCCCACACCGCTCGGTTAGCTCCCCAGACGACCCATTCCTGTAACCTGTGCAATAACGACCGGTCACGCAAAAGCCCGCGGTTGAGCCGTTCACTCCACCCGATGATTGCTTCACCGGCGGCACCCTCCATCGCGCCAAAACTGTCGACCTCGCTCTGAGGAACGAGCATCCCCAAGACAACAGATCCATGGATAACCACGGACATGTATCTTTGGTTCAACTCGAGCTTCTTTGCGAATGCCAAAGCCTTGACCCGAAGTAGCGCCAGAGTCCCACGATGACGTGGTCTGAATGCCATATAATTGACTAGCATTGCGACCAAATCAAGGGAGACAAGGAGTTCTTCCGCCTCACCGACAACACGAACCGAGACCAGTACATCTACTGGGGCGGGGACGACCGATTTAACGCCGTCTTTATCCACCGATACTCCGTCCACGTTCGACATTTTAACAGCCCGGACACCAACGGGCTTTACCTCGGATCCGAAGACTTGCTCAAACCATTGGGCAACAGAGGAAGGAGAGGTCTTACCACCATCCTTCACGGCGTCACCCAATGCTTCAAGCCGGCGATTGAGCTGAGATTGCACAGCCCAAGTCCACCGCCCTCTTTTCCGAAATCTGGACTTAATAAAGTCCTCGGCTCTCGGGGTAGAGCCCAACGACTCGATGCTTCCCACGGCACCGAGCGGACGTTGCCGCCTAAGGTCCTCTGCGACTACCTTAGACGCCGCCATCCTATCGCTAGAATCGCCCCTTGCTACCGAAATGAAACCCGCCTGTCCTGGTAGTCCGGTTTCTACCGCAGGTCGAGGAATCCTCCGTCCGTCGCTGGTGTAGTTGAAACGGTCATGAGGGGTGTCCCCCACATCACCGGCAATTGTTCCTTGCACCGACGCCGAACGTGACTGACGAGTTGGGCCGCTAACCATTTTAATGGCGCGCCCAGCCAAGTTCTTGAGGCCCGTCACCCCAAGTTTAACTCTCTTGCTTGCATTTCTGCGATCCCAGGTGTTGCTAAGGTCCTGCAGCATCACCCGTTGATCCCTACGCCACTCAACCAGAGACGACCACTGACGTGGTGCATTCCAACCGGCAGAGTTCGTGGCCCCGTAGGACCTGATCCAAGCATCATCCACTTGTCCTGAAAGATCAGCATCGCCGACCCAGAACTCCTGTCCGCTTGAGAACAAAGGAAAAGTCGCTTCAACAACAGCATCTACAAGGCGCTGGGGGCCGCGTCGAAGAATACCGAATTCTTCTCCATCGACCTCGTTCGCTCCAGGGTGCTGTGCATCTGCCCGCAAGTGTCGCATGAGCAAAGGTGTCTTTTCTGTACTCATTGTTGCATGCTAACCTGACCGTATCGTGGCCTGGCTGGTAAACCGCATCTGCATATTTAACGTCCATGCTGATAGTAGAGGACAAAAGGGTGCCAATTTATGGACCTGGCCTGTCTACAACCTTCGATACACTGTTAGTTGGTAATGTCATTAGGTTGTCACCCTAGCCTTGTAACTTTCACCCCGGGCCTGGGATCAGTTCAGACTTTCGGCGGAGAGTCTCCACTCCTTGTGCGTTACCCGCAACGGCATTGCTACTGGCAATGACTCTGGTCCCGAAACTCTATTTTGGTTTATGTTGGGCTGGGACTGCAAAACATACCATACCCTTTTATAGAGGTGGAGGAGTTGAAGGATGCCTCCGAAATTCTGTGTGTAGGGGGTAGCCCATCAATGGCTCTGTGGGATTGTGCCACCTTCCTGGTAAGCATTGGACGTATCCAACCGCACCCGTTTTAAGCTTTCGTAGGACACGACGTATCGAGTCCTACCAGCAGCTAACCAGCAGGAAACCCC